TATTTAACTTTCGAATTTGCTGTTCTTCTGTTAAACGAAGCTCACCTCCATGTATACTTGCTATTCCTGTCATGCTAACTCCTCAATATAGTTATTTAATTTATCAAAAATACTTTGCTTATTACCTTTCCAACTAAACTCTTTTTTAACAATTGTATAAGCTGAATAACCTTTACTACGATGCATGCCTAAAATTTCAAGTTTAAGCATTGTGCGTAAGGTTAATAGTCTAGCTTTTTCTATTTGATCTGGTTCAGTTAGTAATATCATTTCAATTCTCCAAAATCCATTTCATCTCTAAATCCGACAAAACGCGGGAATCTTGGTAATTCTTTTACACCAACTGCAAAGTGTCGAAATTTAATATACTTGCCAATAAACTCTTCTTTGTTATCCCATATCTGTTGACGTTCAATATGGTTTAAAGTACCAGGAGCAATATCTAATTGTAACCCATTAAAGTCAACAACTATTTTGCCTAATGTATCGGCTGGAGATAAACCTGCTTTAGCTGTAGATCGTTTAGCCTTACCAAGCTCATCTCTTTCCTTTTCATTATTATTTGTCATTTGCTCAAGAATATCTATAATTACAGCTTCATCATCTGTAAACCTTTTTAGCTTGTAAATAATACCTTCATTCCAAGTTGCACGGCCATATTTATAAATACCATTTGGATCCCTCATCATAACACCTTCGTAATTTAATTCAAGAACTTCATTCTCATATTGAAGTAGTTCTTTTAAATTTGTTACAAGTTTGTGTTTAACTGGGATAACAATATCTTCATACTTTTTAGAAAGTTCTTCTGATAATCCTAATCTGTTCCAAAATGGTGTATTTTTAAACTCTTCTTCAGCATAATCAAATACATAAAAACGCACATTAGTTGCATCTTTATCAATTGACATTACTGTAGATTGTGTTTTATTATATACATCTAATGCTGTCGGATCACCATCAATGAGCTCACCATCAAACTCAGGTAATCCTTCTAGCATATCTTGGATCATCAGATTAGGAATATTTTTGTATGTTCTAGATTTTGCTTGTCCTTCTTTAATAATACATCTGATACCATCTAGTTTTGGTGAACACAATAAAGGAAATTTAAGTGTTTGAAAATAACTTAAATCTTTCATTGGATCATTGCCTGGACTTAATAATGGTTTAAACATGAGATTCTCCGAATAGTTCTTTAAGTGCTTTTAAACGATCAGATTTTACTTCTACTGGTTTAAATCCAATATGCGGAATTTTCTCTAATACTTTTCGTGAAATAGCATCTCGAATTAACCAATATGCTATTGTCTTTTTCACTTTAGTAATTTTTAATTCTTTATAATGTAATGTTCTTTTATACTGTTTAGCATATAGAACTCCCTGACCATCCATATTTCCTAAAGCTGGTGTATCGTCTGCGTAATAAGCTTCTATGTAAATTTTCATAATATTTCCTATAAATTATCTATAAAGGTGTTTCATATAAGATATTCAGTTTTTCGCTTTTGTTTTAATCCATTGACGACCTTTTGATGCTAATCCTTCAGGTTCTTTTGGTTTAATTACTTCTACTGGTTTAATTGGTTCTATTACTTTGGCTTCTCTCGGATAAAGCATATCTGCGATTATTTCTAACACATCCCAATTTATACCAACAGATGCATCATGTTCTTTTTTAGCAACTAATAATACTTGATAACATTGCGCTTCTGTTAATTCTGGTCTAACCACTTGTACATCATTTGCTGTCCATACTATATTAATATATTTACTCATTTAAAATCCTTTTGTAATTTCAACATTTCCATTAACACTTGTTGCAAAATATTCAGCGTCTTCTTTGTCCATAAATTTATGATGACGTAAACAGTCACCAATACCTTCTATAAACTCCCAATAATGCACAACATACCACATTTCTTTCTCCTTATTCGGAAGCCCATACATCTGACCAAGAGCCTTGTAATGCACCTTTGGCATAATCTGTTACACGATTTTCAAAGAAGTTACCGTGAATAGGTGAATTAATCATTTCTTCAACCCAAGGTAATGGATTCTTTTTAACTTTAAAAATACCTTTAAGACCAAGACTGATTAAGCGTCTATCTGCAATATATCGGATATACTGTTTAACTTCTTGTTCTGTTAGATCTTGCATACTTTCACCTGCAAAAGCAAGTTCAATAAAACGATCTTCTAACTCAACCATCTTTTCAGCAATTGTATAAATATTAGCTTTTAACTCATCATTCCATATTTCACGATTTTCTGTTATATATGTTCTGAATAATTTAATCATACCCTCAGTATGCAAAGTTTCATCTGCAATTGACCATGTTACAATTTGCCCCATACCTTTCATTAAGCCATGACGAGGAAAATTAAGCAACATAATAAATGAACTGAATAACTGCATACCTTCTGTAAATGCAGAGAATACGGCAATTTTCTGAGCTGTAGCTTGAGGACTATTATCTATTTTTGAAAGTTGAGAAACATAACTATGTTTATCTACCATTTCCTTGTATTCCATGAATTGATTATAAGTCGTTTCAGGTAATCCAAGTGTTTCAATTAAATGAGAATATGCGGCAATATGTAAAGCTTCTCGTGCTGAAAAGCCTAATAACATCATTCTTACTTCTGGTTGTTGAAATACTGGCAAATAGTTATTAACATAACCGCCAGCAACATCAATATCACCTTGAGTAAAGAACCTAAAAATGTGCGTGAGAAATTGTTTTTCATTGCTATTTAGTTTATTTTTCCAATCTTTTAAATCTTCAGCCATTGGTACTTCTGAATGAAGCCAATGAGACTGTTCATGTTGTAACCATAAGTCATAAGCCCATGGGTAATTAAAAGGTTTAAAATATACTCTTTCGTCTGTTAATGATAGTTCTTTTTTCATATTATCCTTCGCATGCTAAACAAACACCATCATCACTTGCCATTGCTTTTAAGTCAATTTCTTGAATAATATTACGTTCAATTTTCTTACTGACTTTATCTGCTTTAGCAATCTTATCTGAACGGCAATAGTACATTGTTTTTAGTTTTAATTTCCAAGCCATAAAATGTACAGCATGAATATATTTAATATCACTGTCTGGTCTAAAGAAAACATTAAGAGATTGCGCTTGATCAATATATTCTTGCCTATCTGCAGCGTGTTGAATAACCCATCTTTGATCAATTTCCATTGCTGTTTTAAACACATCTTTAGTCCAATCATCCATCCAAGTTAAGTGTTGAACAGAACCATCATTTGCAATAATAGAAGACCAAATTTCTGCAACATCTTCTCCTTGCTCTTTAGCATAATGACTAATAATTTTATCTAAATATTTATTTTTATTTAACATAGAACCTGATAAAGTATCTTGCCTATATGCATTTGCTCTGAATGGTTCAATACTTGGGCTTGTATTCCCCATAATAATTGAACTTGAAGCATTAGGTGCAATTGACATTAAATGACTTAATCGTTTTCCGTATCCAACAGCATCAGGAGCTTCTCCACGTTCTTTAGCAAGTTGTGTGTTTGCAATATCAAGACCAGTTCTAATGTGTTTAAAAATTGTTTTATTCAAACCAATTGCCATTGGACTTTCCCAAGGCATATTCTTTTGTTGCAATAATGCATGCCACCCTAAAGCCCCAATACCAACTGAACGTTCTCTGGTAGCTGAATAAATAGCTCTTTCAATTTGTGGTGGAGCATCATCAATAAATCGCTGTAATACATTATCTAACATCTCAGCTACATCTCGAAGGAATAATGGATTATCTTTCCATTCATCCCAATACTCAAGATTTAAACTAGATAAACAACAAACAGCCGTTCGTTCTTCATTTGTTGGTAAAATAATTTCAGAACACAAATTTGATTGATGTACTCGAAGACCTTTATCTTTCAACCATTGTGGTAATTTACGATTAGACTCATCAATAAAATGTAAATAGGGCTCGCCTGTTTGCATTCTCATTTCTAAAATCTTTTGCCATAATTCTTTTGCAGAAACAGTATCAACTACTTTATTAGAGTGCGGATCAATTAATTTCCAAGAGTCATCTGCATTTGGATCTAACATACATTTTTCTATAATTTCCATAAATAAATCTGGAATATTAATACCATGATGTAAATTCAAAGTTCTAATATTTTGATCACCTGTTGGTTTACGCATTTCAAGGAACTGAATAATATCGGGGTGATTTATACTTAGATATGCAGCATAAGAACCTCTGCGGGTTTTTCCCTGACGATACGCAAGTGAAGAAGCATCATACGTTTTAAGATGTGCCATAACACCTGTAGATTTATCGTCTGAGGAACGAATACCAAACCCAATACCTACACCGCCTCCCATCATTGACAGCCAATTTGTTTCGGATAGATTCTGAACCAATCCTTCTGCGGTATCATGTATATAGTTTAAGTAACAACTAATTGGAAGACCTTTTCCACTTTTATTATATGACAAAACAGGAGTAGCATAGCTTAACCAATGTTTACTTGCATATTCATATAATCTTTGAGCATGTTCTTTGTTACTTGAAAACTCTTGAGAAACACTAGCAAGCCTGTCTTGCGGAGAACTTTCGCCTGTTTTTAAATAAGCTTCTCTTAGCCGTGTCAAGCCAAGCTCATCAAAGAGCTTATCTCTAGAGTAATCAATTTTAATATTACTTGTCATTATTATCCTTTATTATATTACAAAATCAGTGATATCCGCGTATAAATCTGTTGACATTCTTCCATCTGTTACTTTATAAATTACGACTGATATTGGTGAATCAGGGGAGTCATCTACATAAAGATTAACATCGTATCCGTTTTGTTCATCATCCATTACACTACTCCAGAAATCCCCTGCTCCACCTTCTTGTTCAATCATTTTTCTTGCTCTACGAATAATAGCATCTAAATTTTTAGGCAAGTTTATTGTATCTTTCATATATACTCCTTATCATATATTAAAACATAACCTGTAATAATCCAATCATTAAATTCACAATTATTTAATTCGTATTCGCCCATTTCTGCATAATAAAAAATAAAATTATCAAGAACTCCAAAATCATCATAAATTTCTGTTTCTGAGCAACATTGATCAAAAATAGGTTCTTCTGAAAACGAAAAATAAACTTCTTCACTTCCACCATTTTTCCAAGCAATTGTAACTTTTGCACCAATAGGTGATTTTTTCTGTGCTGTCATTTATTATTCCTTTTACAGTAACTATAATAACTTTCCCAAAATTCATCACAAGATTTATCTTCCTTTAAAGGAACAACTATGAAATAAGATTGACGATATTCACTAGTAGGTGCTATAAATCTATAACATTCAGATTGTCTTGGACAATTAGTTCCTTTACATTTAGTAATATCTGCCATTACTTCCCCTTTATATTATTTGAAAACTTTCGTCTGACATAATATCTGTTGCATGTAATCTGCCTGTTTTATGCGTATAAGCACAACCAGCCACGGGGCCAGTTAAACCAGTATGTCTTGCTTTTAATACAGTCATTTTAATTGCATTTCGTTCTGATTCAGCCGTTGCAGTTAAATCACGGGCAAAAGCAATAATATCGAATGATATTTGCTTAATACTGCCGCTACCCCGAATATCATCAATAGATGGTAATTTACCTTCTTCAAAAGATTTGCCACTGCTTGGTGCTTTCCTTAAATGTGAAACTAAGCCAATCCATACATCATGTGATTTTACGAGACGTAATAAATCATTCATAACTTTATCAATAGCTTCATTTCCACTTAAACCTTCCGCACCTTCTGAAACAAGAATTGTAATATGGTCAACAAAAATATATTTACAACCTGATAATGCCATATATTCTAATTGATCTACAATAGAGCCATCATTAATAGAACCTTGATGATCAAGAAGAATAATCCTATCATTACCAAAGACTTTATCAAAACCTACTTTTAAATCTTCTAAAGGGATTTCTTCATCTGATGGGTTTCTGTTTAAATACATACCTGCTAACTTACGAGCTGTCTCTGCTGGCGCTTCTTCTAAAGATACAACACCAATCTTATCATTGGTTGTTTCTAAAAGATGCAACATATCTTCTCTTAGAATTGTAGATTTACCTGAACCTGTTCCTGAAATAAATAAAACAATTTCACCTGTTCTATGACCTTTTAGTTTAGCATTTACACCTTTTAAACAATCAGGATATGGTACAGACTCTTTGGAGTTGTATTCTTGTAAAGCAGTCCATAATTCATCTTTACCAATAATACCTGCTGGTGTATACGGTGTAGCATCCCAAACACATCTCAATAGCTCTTCTGAACCCTTTTTGAGAAATACTTCACTTGGATCTTTAAAAGGTAGTTTAGCAATTTTAACTTTATCGATACCAATAATTTTAATAGCTTTATTCGTTGCTTCTTCGCCTGCTTTATCATTATCTAAACACAAAACAACTTCACTAAAACTTCTGATCCATTCTCTATTTTCAAGTAATTGTTGAGTGCCTGAAGCTGAAGGAATTGAAATTACAGGATAAATCTTTTTGTATTTGTCATATGAACATTGAGCAACTGTTAAAGCATCAAGTTCTCCTTCAGTAATGATTAATCTTTTACCACCACCTTGAAAGACATCTTTACCAAATAAACCTCGAAAGGTACCAACAGAACTAAAAACTTTAGGTAATTTTCTTATTTTGTAAGATACGTTATCGCCATCTATGTATGGATAATAATGCGTATCAATTTCGCCTGCATCGTTATAGCTTACTTTTACTCCAAAGAATTCAGTAATATTTTTAGTAATACCTCTTTCTTTAAAACCTCTAACGGGGTATGTTGCTATTTCTTCTATGCTTGTTTTTGCTGATTTTAAAATTAATGATGGTGATGTTGTCATTCGTTCTCCTGTATCTTCTTCTGCTTTAAAAAATGTTTGACATGAAAAACAGAAAGAAGTATTGTCTTCATATATTTGCCTTGCATCACTTGATCCGCATTCAGGATTTAAGCAAGGATTATTTTTAGAGACTATTCTGCCCATTATTCACTCACTGCTACGAAGAATCCAGATAATACACCAACTGCTGTAATTGCTAATAAGTAGTCTGCGCTACTCCAGGCTTTTAATGTATTTGGCAAATTCAACACACCAACTGTTAAAAATGCTAATACAAGAATTGCTGTAAAAATTTTAAGAATGTTCATGGTATCTCCTAATTAATGTTCTTAATGTTTCTTTATGTAAAGGTGTTATAGGTTCATTTACAACCCAAGATACTTTATTGATTAAACAATTGTACCACATATCTCTTTTTGAAGGTGCTTCTACTGCACAAATAGACCATGTTTCAGCCCATGAGAGTGCGCCTCTTGAAGTATATTCTTCTAAACAAATAAATTCAAAACTTTCTTTGCCTAAGGTTTTAATATCCTGCGAAAGTTCTTTCGAGGAAGAGATATACCATGGCCAGTTTGTTTCTTGTCCTTTATTTAATTTACCAGTACCTTTGTAAAATTTCTTTCCAATATAGCATCTACCTGATATGTTATTTCTAATTATATAGATAAATCCTAATTTCTTTCCTTCCCCCATTTGTGTATGAAAACTCCAATGGCCGTTTCCAGTATAGTTTTCACGATTAACCCGTGAATTTACTTTTCCTTCTAACGAAACTCTTGGTGTTTTTATTGTCATTTCAAAGCTCTTAATCGATTGATTTCTTCAACTAAATCGCCTACTGTAGTTGGCAAAAAATGGTTACTAAAACGAATTCGATAATTATTTTCAATATTAAATAATAAATTGTAAACTTCTAGTGAATCAATTCCTATTTCACTAATATGAGTTTCAACTGTAATTTTTTTGATATCAGAAATAGGGAGTCTAAAATCAA